CGCCTATCCACGCTCATGAAAGGAAAATATCATGGCACTTACTGAAGGCATCGGCGGGTTTTTGTCCGTCTCGGCAGATACCCCAGCAACCTTTGACGCAGCCGGATACGTCGCGCTGACGTGGACCGAGGTGGGTGAGGCGTCCGAAGTTCCCGAGTTTGGCGCGGCTTATTCTGCGGTCACGTTCACGCCGCTCAAGACTGGCATCGTGAACAAATTCCACGGCGAACTGAATTACGGTTCGATCACAATCCCCTTGGGCTATGACTCCGCCGACGCTGGTCAGATCATCTTGCTTGCTGCGCTGGCATCCAAGGATGAAATCAGCTTCCGCGAGACGCGCAGCGACGGCACAATCCGTTACATCATGGGCAAAGTCATGTCGTTCCCGCGCGGCCAGTCGGTCGGGTCGGTCAACATGGCAAGCTGCAACATCGAGTTCACGCGCGCCGACGTTGAGGTCGACGCACCGTAATCCTGCAACTCCGGCAGGCTAGGGGGGTGAGGCGTGGTTAACCGCACCCCCCGAATTTAACCCAAACCAAAGGACACAAACCATGGATTGTTTCGACTCTGTATCCGCATCAGAGGCAGGCGCTTGGCTGCACCTGACCAACCTTCGCACAGACGCGCCGGCATACGTCACAGGCAAGGACGGCACTTCCGACTTGTCCAAGCCTATGCGGGTGAAATTGATCGGCATGGACGCGCCGGCGGCAAAGGCCAAGGAGCGCAAGCGCGCAACCAGCATCCTGAAGCGGCGCGGCGGCAAGATGGACTTCGCCAAAATGACCGAGGCGCAACTTGGTGCGCTGGTCGACGAAGGTCAGGAGGGGACTGTTCAAGCTGCCGTTGATCAGACAATCGGCTGGGAAAACCTAAGCCTTGACGGCAAGCCCGTGGAGTTTTCGGAAGAAGCGGCGCTTGCGATCTATCGCAAGTATCCGTCGATCCTTGAAGAAGTGACAGAATTCTTGAAGGACCGTGCCAATTTTTTCGCACAAGCCTAGATGCGCTTTGCCTCTGGGCGCGACAACACGCGTGGTTATGCGCGCAGCCGCAGGACATAAAGCAGACGCGTTGGAGTTTTTTGGAGCGGGCAAATGAAGAACCGGACTTTCCTGAACTTCCATTTCGTGCTTATCTTGCGGAATGGCTGATGGATGTCGGGCCGGTCATGCAGGGCGGGATGGGGTCGGTGGCCCTGTCCCATTTAGAAATTCAGGCGTGGGCCGCAAATGTAGGGCTGCGGTTTGAAGGCGACGAAGCGCAATGGCTGCAAAAAATGAGCGGGGTTTACGCCAGTGAATTGTTCGAGTCGAATGGCAAAAACACACCCCAGCCGTTCCGGGATTAATCCGCATGGATGATATGGCAATGGTTGGCCTCGGGGTTGACAGTCGGGACGTGCGGCAGGCCACCGGTGATCTGGATCGCTTTGCGCGCTCTGGTGATGAGGCTAGTGGATCCGCAGGCCGTGCGACAGGTGCGTTTGCGGGTATGGGCAGGGGCTTGGCCGTTACGGCTGCAAGCGCACTGGCCGCCGTGGTCAGCATCGCCGCGCTGAGTTCGCAGCTTAACCGCTTCATTGACGCGACTGTGACGAATGAAAAGGCGCAGGCGCAGCTTGGCGCTGCCATTACATCAACAGGCGGCGCGGCGGGTAAAAGCGTGGCCGACCTGAACGCGCACGCGGCGGCGCTTCAAAAGGTCACAAATTTCGGTGACGAAACCATCAACGCCATGCAGGGCGTGTTGTTGACGTTCACGCAGATTAAAGGCGACCAGTTTGACGCGGCCACTGTTGCAATTTTAGATATGTCGCAGGCTTTGGGCAAAGACCTTCAGGCCTCCGCGCTGCAAGTCGGCAAGGCGTTGAATGATCCTGTCAAAGGAATGGCGGCACTTGCCGAAAGCGGAATCCAGTTTACCGAGGCGCAGAAAGAAATGGTCAAAGGCATGGTTGCGGCCAATGACACAATCGGCGCGCAGACAATCATCCTGGCGGAATTGGAAAAGCAATTCGGCGGATCGGCAGAGGCGGCGCGGGATACGCTTGGCGGTGCGTTAGATTCGCTGGGCAACGCCTTTGGCGATCTGTTCGAGTTGTCCGAGCCGGGGTCTGAAAACTTGCGCGCTTCCATTGAGCGGCTGACCAAAGCCGTAGCGGATCCTGCATTTTTCGCTGCGGTGCAATCTATTGGCACGGCGCTTTTCGCTGCGGCTGAAATAGGCGTGGGGGCTTTAACTGCGCTATCCGGTGCGTTTACGTTTGTGTCCGAAAACATAGATACATTGGCGGTGGCGATTATAGGTCTTGTTTCAACAGCTATTCCCGGAGCAAATTTACGGGGGCTTGTCGCTATGACGGGCGGCATGTCTGCGGCGGGCATAGCTACCGGGATTTTCACAGGTGCCGTGAGTGCGGCGCGCCTTGCTCTTATAGCCCTTGGCGGTCCGCTAGGGATTGTTTTTGGTCTGCTTGGTGCGGCGGCGGGCGCGTTTTTTCTATTCCGAGACAATGCAGGCGAAATGGAAACCGCCTCATATGATGCTGAATCAGGTACTCTAGCGTTGGCAGAGGCGCTTGATAAGGTGACAGCCGCAGAACCAGAATCTAGTGCTGCGGCTATCGCACTTGCAAACACAATGTAAACTTGCTGACAGCGCATATGAAGCTGCTAAGGCGGAACTCGCAAAACGTCGGGCAATGCTGGACGAGGCTGAAGCCGTGGCGGGCGGCGGCCGTTCTCGCAGGGGCGCAATACTGGGTAATGAGCGCCTAGTAAGTGAGGCAATAGAAGCCCAAATCGCAGCGGAGAGGGCACTGGCCACCGCTATCCGTGATCGCAAACTAGCATCTGAAGAAATTGTAATGACAATGCCTGTGGTAGCAGACAGAACAAACGATGCGACCGACGCGGCTGATAGCGCGGCAGAAGCTGCTGCGGCCTTGGCAGATGAAATGGACGCCATTACCACCGCATCGGGTGGTGGTTCGGGTGGCGGGGCCGCTGGCAACATTAAAGAACTAACCGTTGAAATGACCGAAGCCGAAAAAGCAGCATTGGCATATGCAGACGCAATCGAGGGCATGGTTGTCAGCGGGATCGGGCGCGCGGTTGATTGGATGGTTGACGGGTTCAAGGGTGGATTCAAGGGGCTGCTCAACATCGCCAAGGACACGCTGAAACAGATCATCGCCTTTTACCTGAACAACCAGGTTATGCTGTCTTTGGGCATTGATGCTGCTGTTGGAGGGGCAGGCATCCTAAGCGGCTTGCTGGGCAGCTTTGGCGGCGGTGAGGGTATGGCAGGCCTTGCGGGCGGCACGGGCTTGCTTGGTGGGCTTGGTAGCACGTTGTCGGCAACACTTGGCACGGGCGGCGGGATTGGCGGTCTGTTCAGCATTGGTGCAAACGCGGCGGCGGCTAGTGGCGGGTTAATGGCTTACCATTTGGCGCGGCTCTGCCTATCATTGGTATTGGGGCGGCTGTGTTCTCATCTTCAAGACCAAGACAAAACAATCGACGAAGGAATCCGCGCAACGATTGACATGGAAGACGCCATGTTTCAATCGTTCAAGGAAATCGAAAAGTCGCGTTTCTTTGGCCTATCTAAAAAGCGGCGGACCACGTTTAGCGAAATGTCAGGGGAACAATCTGAGCCATTCCAAGACGCGGTTTTCGGCATCCGTGAAAGCGTCATTGGCGCAACCGAGTCGCTTGGCGTTTCCATTGATGTTTTTGACGGGTTCAGCCACAAGTTTGAACTATCGCTCAAGGGGCTAGACGAAGCCGCACGGCAAGCCGCGATTACAGAAGAATTTACGCGCATGGGCGACAGCCTGGCGAACCTTGTGCCTCACATCACCAGCATGAACGAGCTGTTTGCGGTGGCGGCCAACCGCGTGGCCTTGACGGATCGTTTATTGCAGGCTCAGGGCAAGACCGAAGAACTAACGGCCCGCATCCGTGACCGTGAAATGGACGCCACAAACAAGTTTAACAAGGCGAGGCTGGCCCAAGTGTTTGCCGCTGAGGACGCGGCCATTGCCGCTGAGGACGCGGCCATTGCGGCGGAGGACGCGGCCATTGCGGCCGACGCGTTGACGGAAGTCAACGGCTGGATGGGCAAATTCCGCCTGAGCCTTTACGACGTTTCCCTTGCGGGCGCTGAGGCAGCGTCGGCCTTTGTAGACCTGTTCGGATCGCTTGAAAACTTCAATGCTGTGTCTCAGTCGTATTATCAGAATTTCTATACGGATGCGGAACGTATCGCTCGGGAAACGGAATTGCTTTCCATTGAAATGCTGGCGCTTGGGATTGATACCCTGCCATCCACGCGGGCGGCATTCCGGGCGCTGGTGGATGATGCTGACGCGCTGGGCGATAGCGGGCTGGTCGCGTCATTGATGCAACTGTCGCCCGCCTTTGCCGAAATTACCGCGGGGGCCGACGCGTTGGGGGACAGCCTCCGCGCGCTGGTCAACGAGGATCTGTTTGCCACGGGGCAGGATTACTACGCGCGCCTTGTCGCGGGGCAGTAACAGTCAGACGTTCACGCTCCAGCAATCGGACGCAGAGTTGCGCGCAGAGATGCGGGCGCTTAACGTGTCAATGGAACGGCTTGTGTCATCGTCGGAAATCACGGCAGGCAATACTGGACGCGGGGCCGACACGGCAGACGATACGCTGGCATTCCAGTTGGAGCAAACGCTATGACGCTGAGGATCATTGAACCTTTCGCCATCACCGAGGGCAACATCGACAGCACAAACGTTGCGCTTGAAACGGCATGGACGGCGGGCACCTATACGCTTGGCGACGTGCGGCGGGTTGGTGAACGGTTGTTCGAGGTGAGCGCCGCCAGCACCACGCAAGAGCCGGGGCTGGCGGCCAGCACCGAATGGTTTGACGCAGGCCCGGCCAATCGTTATGCAGCGTTTGATCTGCAATTCGGGGCTGACAATTTCCGAGTGATTGACACCATAACCGAACGCGCGGGCAGCATCGCCTACACCCTGACCGGACTGCCGCGATTGTCGGCTATGGCTTTCTTTGGATTGCGTGCCACACAGATCACAATCGTCGGCACGCTGAACACGACCGGCGATGTGGCGGACGTGACGTATGATGTGCCCGACGCGACGTCATACGAAGGATCGTTATGGCGCTGGTTTTTTGCGCCTCAATCGCTTGAGCGGACATATACACGTTTGACCTCAACATTCCAGCCGGCGCAAGGGTGACTGTGACGATCACCAACTCAGGTTTCGATGCAGCGGTCGGCACGATTGCAATGGGGATCGCCGATGAATATGGCGACATAGAGGTAGCGTCCACGCGCGGGCTGCGCAGTCGGTCGGTCAAGAAAACCGAAGGCACGCTTACGTCGCTATTGCGCCGGACACCAGCGGCAAAGGTTGGTTATCGCGTCCACCTGAACGACTATGCCGCTGACCCGTTTTGGCGCACGATTAACGATCTGGACGGGGTGGCTGCGGTGTTTGCAGGACCTGATGACAACCCTGAGTTTTTGGCATATGGTTTCGTCAGTTCGTGCCAGACAGTCAGCGACGTTCGAGGCATGACAAAAGTTCAACTCGAAGTGGAGACGCTCTAATGACCGCGCCAGTAATCAGACAATTCACCGGAACAATCCCGGACAAGGGGCAGTCGCAGACCGCGTTTGACACAAATGTGGATGCGTTTCTCGACTGGCAGGCGCTGCAATTCGCGCCGGACTTGGTGGCGTTTGGGACGTTTGCCAACGATACGGCGGCGGCACTGGTGGCCGCAAACCTGCCGTCGTTGACTGGGCGGGCTTTGGACGCGGTGCGGGTAAACGCAGCGGCTGACGACGTTGAGTTTGCGAACGTGACGGCGGCGGGCTGGGCATTGCTGAACGCCTCTGGTTCAGCGCCTATGTATGCAGCCCGCGCGTGGGTGACTTTTAGCGGCACTGGCACGCCGTCAATTCGAGCAGGCGGGAATGTGTCCAGCATCACGGATAATGGTCCGGGCGACTATACGGTCAACTTTGCCACGGCAATGCAGGACCATTATTATTCGGCTCAAGTCACGATAGAAGATAATCCTGACTATAATCTTTACTTTTCGCAACCCGTAAGAATTACCAAGACTGCTTCATCATACCGCTTTAAGCAATTGGACGGTAATTTCGGGGAGGGTACCGACAGCGAAAGTTCCAACGTTACAATACTCCGCTGAAAGGAAACCAAAATGGATAAGCGCATCATTTACCAAAACGACGAAGGCGGCGTGGCAGTTATTATTCCCGCTGACTGCGGACTGACGATTGAAGAAATCGCCGCAAAGGACGTGCCAACTGGCAAGCCCTACAAGATTGTGGACGTGGCTGACATTCCAGCAGACCGCGAATGGCGCAATGAATGGTCCGTTGACGAAGCTGATTTGACCGATGGAGTGGGCGCATGATTATCAAGATTGGCAGACCCGACCCCGCAATCGCACTGGCGCAAGCCCGCGCCGCCGCATCCATGCCCCGCCTCGACTTTGCCAAGATTGCCTTGCGCGAGGGTTGGATTACGGCGGCAGAGGCAAAGGCGTGGGTGCCGGGTAACGCATTGCCCCAGATCGTCACCGACATAATCGCGCAGCACATCGAGGGCGCGGACAAGCAAGTTATCGCGGAAATTAACGCGCTTGGGCAAATGGTAGTCAACCGCAATGACCTTCTGCTGCGCCTGTTGATGCTGTCCAAGAAAGTCACC